ATGTGTACTCCTTATCAATGAAATCATCACGACTCATACCCTTTTCAGCATACTCATCTTCTTTTTTCCAGTCTTGATATAGTATTTCACTTTTATCAGTACCCTCATAGTCTTGCCATTGTCCAACCTTAGGCTCACTCTTGTAATCAGCTAATAGCTTTTCAAGTTTGGAAAGGTCAGACCAAAGACTTTTAATCTCTATCTTGAGTGCATCATTTTCTTTCTTGAGAGTTCTATTAATTCTTAATGCTTCATCATTAAAATGCTTGTTATTATTTGGATTGCTCATGATGATAATGCCCCTCTTTTTATGTCATACTCTACATCTCTAATAATTATCTCGGCCATCTCATTATCAAATAAGTATTCATTCCTATCTGCTCTTGCACAAGCCTCATTCCATACATCGATAGTAAGGTTAGGCATTGGGCAAAGCTCATCACCATTTAAATCTTCAATGGCTTTCCAACCAATCATTATATGGTCATCTAACTTATTATATTTAGTTAGGTATTCTATTGCTTCTTTTACTTGCATTACTTCTCCATTTCTTAGTTAATAGGAGTATAGACTATCGCCCTCATGAGTTAATAGCAATAGCCTATATTTCTAACAACTAAAAGGCAAGAGTCATACTCAGGACTCTAAATCTTTTTATGTCATACTCAGGACTCCTCTCTAGATTTTCAGGACTTCCACCAATTGGCACTAGATACCTGTGAGATGTAGCTGAAGGGGTATACATCCATGCTACAAATTTGGGAGCAGTTTATCAAGTCATGCTCAGGACTCGGAGATTATCTTTATAGGCTATTAAACCATGTATCGAAGGTTAAGTCAAGCCAATTATGTGAATTATTAAGGCTGATAATCACTTGTACTTGCCATAATAATATACTTGTATTAATTATAACACCGATTGCACCTAATGTCATAAGTATTTTATAGAGTGCTTTCATTCTTGTAATTCCTTTTCTATTTTGTCATTGACTTCTTTTGCATAATCCTGAGTTACTACAACACAACACAAGCCTATAATAACCAGTAAAGCAAATAATATATCTAATATCATTGTAATACCTCGGAAACATTGCCATGTTTTGCAATTACTTTAACCGCTTTTCTCCATAAGCTATTATGAATTATCCATTGACTTGGAATATCCCATGTATTCATTACAATTTCATTAGCTTTTGCATAGTTATCAGCAAAAATAAAAACCCTTTGAGCTTGATAATTATACTTGTTAGGGGTTTTTTTAAATAGTATTCTATATTCGTTTGTTATCTTTTCCATTTGTTTTATCTCCGTTTTACTTTCTCGATTATAACTGTATTTTCGTTATGTCTATAACATGCCATACAATCTACACATTTTTGGCCTGTGCAATGCACTTGGCCTTCTTTAACGCTATCATTATATGAAGCATTAAAAACCTTGTGAAAGCCTTCAGGGGGCTTTTCTATTATTCTATTGGTTTTTGGGTTAGAATAAATAAAAATGATGTTTTTTGGTGCTTCCTCGCACTCTAAGAACTGTTTTACTAAGTTGCTTCTCTTAGTCCATAAAGCAAAATGTGTATCAGGGTTCAATTTAGCTATGTTAATAAAGTTAATTAAATGCTCGTAGTTGATTAACTCTCCATGTGCATGGAATCGGAAAGTATGAGCGTTAATTGATGGTAAATTATCAAGGGGTATTATACTCTCTAAGGCCTTTGAATTCTTCTCCCATGATGGAGCGCAATTCTTCCTTGAACCTTCTAACATTGAAGCACTATAACAGACCTTGCATATAGTGTCTGTGCTTCTCATTTTTGTACAATAATCATTTGTCAAGGTGTTAGTATTGAGGGCGGGTATTCCTTGCAATTTACCCGTCATTTTTGACTCTGTTAGCCTGTGTAAATATTCCATTCTTTATATCTCCATTTTATAATAAAGGGTAAAGGCTCTCATAGTGAAAGCCCTTAGCTTTTATCCTTCGATTGCTTCTACTTGCCTTTGGGCTTCTCTCTCCCATACTATATTGAAACTTTGTATTGCTAGTTCCTTGTATAGCTTCTCGATTTGTATTACTTTGTCATTCATTGACTCGAAATGCTCCCCGTATTGTATGAGCTTATGGGCTTGGCTATCCTTAGCCCAACGCTCAATATACTCAGCTTGTGTAACTTGTATTTCACCCTCGAAATAATCCTTTACTGTGATTGTTTTAGTTTTCATTGTTTTATATCTCCATTTTGTTAAAAGATTGAATGATAATCATTCTCATTTGTTACTTTTCTATGTCTTTCAAGGGTTAATATACACAGATTAAATCATATGTCAAGGGATTTATGCATTAATTATAAAACTTTGTACACCTTGTGTATTAAGAAAATGATATATAAAAACTACGAATTCGACTCCGAATAAAAAACAAAAGGGGAGTTTATACCCTTCGAGTGTCTACGAATAAAAACGAGGGGAGAAAAGCCCAGAAAGGCGAGGGGCGGGAACCCTTTCCACGAATTTGCACACACACAGAATCCTACCTCCATCCAAAATTATTATTTTTTGAGTAATTCCCTGCACACCTACCTAGAATTCGGGCACAATGAATAAAATACTTACACAAACTAAGAAATATATGGTATAATATTGCTTATATTTTAAGTTAACTAAGCTACTATTCCTAGAACCACGCTAATAAAGTTACATTGAACCAATATTAATTGTTTATATAAATTAAATGAATAACTTTGTATATATTCTAGGAACACAATAAGCAATTTTATGGTATAATATTAGTATATGGCAAATAAAGGTGAAATCTCTATAGACTCAGAAGATGAGATTAGAGAAATAGAAAAAGAACTCGAAGAAGAACTACGTTATGCAGTTGCATCAGCTAAGGGTGTCGTACCAGCAGATGCTGTATTAAAGATAGAGCGTAAACGAGGTCGACCTACTGGTGGTCTTAGTTCAGAATCTAAGAAAGCTGGTGGTAAAAAGTCTAGAATTAAAAGAGGGCAGACGTATAAACCTACAGATGACGATTATTCTAAAGTAGAAGAAATGGTTACTATAGGATTAGACCAGCATACTATAGCTAAGGTTATGGGTATTAGTAATGCGACCCTGACAAAATATTATGCACACAATTTGCTAGTAGGTAAAGAAAAACGCACCGCCCGAGTTGCAGGTGTAGCTTACGAAATGGCAGTTAGCGGTGAATCTCCTAGCATGACTACGTTTTGGTTAAAGACTCAGGCCGGATGGTCTCCTAAACACCACGTTGTTGTAGAGGATAGACAGTTTGACATACAATGGGCCAGCGATGAAGCTGACATTGCAGACGCAAATCAAATATTAAGGAACAAGGATAGCAAAGTACACTAGTATTTATGCAAGAGGAGAGGAAATCCATAGTAATTCCCTATACACCTAGGGATTTACAGAAACACTTACATACTAATCTAGATAGATTTAATGTAGTTGTATGTCACAGGCGATTTGGTAAGACTGTGTTTGCTATAAACCAGTTAATCAAAAGTTCTGTAGAGGATATACAAGCCGGCAAAAGACAGCCACGCTATGCATACATAGCACCACTGTTTAAGCAGGCAAAAACAGTAGCATGGGATGAATTAAAAAGATTGTGTGCTGTATTTCCTGAAGTAAAGTTTAACGAGGCAGAACTAAGAGCCGACTTTATGGGAGCGAGGATACAGCTATACGGTGCAGACAATTACGACACTCTTAGGGGAATTTATTTAGATGGGGTAGTGCTTGATGAGTACGCTCAGATGAATCCTAAGATGTTCTCAGAAGTTATAAGGCCGGCACTCTCAGATAGAAAGGGGTATGCAATATTTATTGGTACACCTAAAGGTAAGAACGAATTTTATGATTTATACCACTCTGCCCCAGAAAGAAAGGGATGGGCCAGATTCTTATACAAGGCGAGTGAAACAGGGATATTAGATGATGAAGAACTGGAACTTGCGAAACAAGATATGGCAGAGACTGAATTTGAACAAGAATACGAGTGTTCTTGGTCTGCTGCACTTAGAGGTGCGTATTATGCTAAAGAGATTGAAACTGCTTATGAAGAAGACCGAGTGGGGAAAGTCCCTTATGACCCGGCTAAACAAGTAGTAACAAGCTGGGACCTTGGGGTCTCAGACGCAACCAGTATATGGTTCTGTCAATTTGTAGGTAAAGCAGTACACGTTATAGATTATTATGAAAACTCTAATGAAGGACTGCCTCACTATATAGAGGTACTAAACAAAGGACTAGAAGCATTACTACAATATAGAAGTAGCTATGATGACAAGAAAAAGATTTGGTCACAAAGACCAGTCCACGATTGGACATCACACGCAAGCGATGCGTTTAGGTACTTGTGTATAACAGATGTAGTGTTCACAGGTAATGATAGTGTCTGGGGAAAGGAACTCCCTGAGACTGATTTAAGTTGGATAGTATAGGAGAAGATATGAATCCGAAATGGTTAGAGAATAAAATATTAGAGATGGTGCAGGACATAAAGGACATTAAACACATTATGAAAGCAGTCAGCATGTCCACACCACCTGTTAAAGAAACAAAAGAACCTATTAATAAAGGTAAATAATTTATGGCTAAAATGACAAAAAGGGAGCTGTCTGCTCACTTAGAGCAAGAGATTAACTCTGCTTTAGGTTATAAAGATGGAAAGCTCACGGAGCAACGCTCTGATGCATTAGACCGATACTACGGTAAAAGGTATGGTAACGAGCAAGAAGGTCGCTCACAAATTGTCACAAGAGATGTAGCCGATGTAATAGAATGGATTATGCCTAGCCTGATGAAGATATTTACTTCGGGCGATAAGGTAGT